CTTGGCGGTGGGATTAAAGCAACAGCAGGTGTTCTGAGTCTCCCGTATGAAATACCTGCTTTATTAGCCGCAGGTGTTGAATCCGGTGCGGAGAAACTAGGGATTGACTATGATACACCTGAATGGCTTCGTCAAGGAAGATTCTATGAATTCCTAGCCGGTGAATGGGGTACTCGTGAGGCTCAGAGTGATCTAGGCATAGCTCTAGAAAATGTTGCTGAAGCTGGTGTCGAGACTCTACCAGCATTAGCGGCTGGCCCTGCAGTCTACGGTATGGCTGTCACTGCAGAGCTCACTCGTAAGCAATTAGCAGACTCAGTACGCCAGTATGGTAAAGCTGGACAATACACTGCAATGGCTTTGGAAGCTGTTCCAATCGGTGGTCCAGAGTTCGCCGCACTGAAGCGGCCTGTTCCGGGTATGGGCGGTGACAAGTTTACCCCAGAGACTCTGACAGCTTCAACATCTAGCGAGCGTGTCCGTGTTGCTAAACAGATTGAGAAACAACAACGTGAACAACTTGGACCTACAGGTAAAGCAGAGTTAGAAGCGGCTGAGAACTATGGGTTTGAGTTGACATTAGGTCAGGCTACAGGAAATAAAGCACAGCTTGCATTAGAAAACGTACTGAGAGACGGTGAAGGCGGCGGTGTCATTGTTGATGTCGATATCCGCAATGCCAATAGAGTTCCTAAGTTTATCATGAAAGCATATGACTTGGTTGATACTCCAGCACTCAAGCCTGATGCATTGCAAAATGCTCTAACAAGAAACTATGAATCCTACAAGAAAGGGCGTGAAGTAGACTTTAAAGCGCAAACACGTGCAAAGTTTGAAGCATTACCTGACAACGTAACCTTCGATGTTTCACCGATTCTACCGAAGATTGATCAGTTAATAGATGCATACAAGCTAGATGAGCCGACGATTGATGGACAGCCTAGACCTCTTGTCCGTGCGTTAGAGCGTCTCAAAAAGTCCTTCCAAGAGACTTCGAAGACTAAAGTTCCTGAGTATTTCGTTGACAAGAAAGGAATTCGCAGAAGTCGCATGGTAGATGCTGAGATTGCTACAGGCAATATTCGTATGCTAACACCTTCAGAGCTTCAACGTCATCTGCAGGATATCGGTCAGATGGCATTTACAGGTTCTAACCCTAAGTTTGCTGATGTTGCTCCGGGTGATGTTCGTGCTGTTGCTAGAGAGCTAGGACAGTCTTTTAAGAACATCATTCGTGAAGCTGGTTCACAGGGCGATGAAGCGGCACAGGCTCTTCAGGAAGCACGTACATTCTATGCACAACAGCTTGATGACATGAAAACTTGGGGAGAAATCCCATTTATCAAGTTTATGGACAAGCCTGTTGCTTCAATGAACACCCGTGAAATTGTCGATATGATTAAGAAAGTCGGTGATAAAGATATGCCGATTGTTCGTAATCTATTACAAAATGAGCGTCCTGCAAGCATAAAAGTGATTCGTAAGTCACTGCTTGAAGATGCCTTCTTAAAGAATCAGAAGATTGAAACACGTGGTTCAGGTATTGAGTCAGATGTCACTATCGATGTCAGGGGAATCCTCAAAGACTTAACAGACCTACAGAAGAACAATGAGTTCTTTAAAGGTAAAGCATCAGAAACAGCTATTAATGAGATGAAGTCACTGATGCCTCTGATTGAGCGTACACTGACTCAGCAGGGCATTAAAGCTGTTGTTGACAAGCCGATGATTACTACGATAGCTCGTATGAACTCAGAAATTCAAGGTGTCCTCTTCGGTACTCCCGGACGTTATACTGCACAGGTGGGTGAACGTGTTGCTGAGACAACTGTACGCATTCTGAGCGATCCTAAAGGGCTTGCAAATGCGGCAGTGACTCCGAAGCTAACTCCGATCCTACGTAAGGCTCTGAAGCGGCAGAAGATGTCTAAAGATGAGCTAAAGAAATTTAATGCTTGGGCACAAGCGTACCGACTCCAGTTAGCCGCTGATGTGACTGAAGAAGGACGTAGACAAGAAGAACAGTCCAGACTTCAATAATAAAAAAAGCCCCTCCGAAGAGGGGCAACGCTTTCACTGGAGGATCAAGCTACTCAAAAAAGTCAAAGATTTCTCCAATCATAATTTTCATAAACGGGATATTAATCACGTACCCATCGAAGAAGTACACTTGGGCATCTTCAATGTTCTCATCTTGTTTCCAGCCTAACACTGGTTGAGACTGCACAGTCTCAGCAGATAACCCGAATACATGATGAAATTTAAAACTAACCATATTATGTCTCCTGTGCTCTATACAGATGTCTAGCATTACCTGTATAGGCAGAGGCTGATCCTGTTTTCATGTAAGCTTGTTCAATTGCATCCGTCTCACTGAAAGCTCTGTAGATACCGATGTAACGCTGTCCACAGTATACTTCATACATCTTTACCATCCCCAATCATCTCCTTCCAAGCCGTGTGCATTATAGTCTGTCACTCTCTTCTCAAAGAAGTTAGAAAGAGAACTACCGCCCAACAATTCTTCCATCCACGGTAGAGGGTTCTCTTTAACCTTCCAGTTCGTCTTGAGACCAAGCTGGAGTAGTCTGCGGTCTGCCAAGTAACGGATGTACTGTTTGACATCTCCTGATGACAGACCTTCCAAGTCACCCATCTCATATGCAAGATCGATAACTTTATCTTCCAGTTTGACTGCAGTACGAAACATTTCGTATATATCTTTCTTAAAATCATCATTAACAATGCGTGGATGTTCATTACAGAACTCCCTAAACAGCTTCGCCATCCCTTCAGCGTGTTGGCTCTCATCTCGTACAGACCACTCAACGACTGTACACATTCCCGGCATCTTACCGAATCTCTGGTAGTTCAACAGCATTGCAAAGGCACTGAACAACGACATACCTTCATTCAACACTGAACGTGCAATTGCAAGGGCTGTACCGCTGATAGAATTTACGTCTAATCCGGACATGAACTCCAGTTTTGCAGACATTTGCTGATACTCTAAGAAGGTGGTAAATTCCTCTTCAGGTAGTCCCAAAGTGTCATTGAGCAAAGCGTAAGCTCTTTGGTGGATAAATTCTCTACTCGCAAAAGCTGTGAGCATTGATCTGATTTCATTGTTCTTGAACTTGGGAATGTAATACTCCAAGTAGTTTGTTCCCACTGCAACGTCAGTCTGCGTAAATAACCGCAGGATCTGGGTGATATGATTTTTCTCTGCTTGTGATAAGACATCTGATTTCCAGTGATTAACATCTGTTTGTAGCTCTAGCTCATCTTCAATCCAGTGGATGCGCTCATGCTCAGTGGCATAGGTCACAGCCCACGGATACTTGAATGGCTTGTATGTTGTGTTACTCTCCAGTAGACTCATTTAGTTCTCCAGTTCTGATTGGTTCTGATAGATTACATTCATCAGATTGTTGTTGTGATATTGTAGTCGTTCTACTTCCTGTAACAATTTTACAGTGGTATCAAAACAGTCATTCAATAGTCGCTTGTTAAACGGGTCACTGTCTTTAATCAAGTCTAACCTCTTTAACAAATTCTGTGCTTCTTGGCTCATATATGTAGACCATCCTTTATCGTATACTCGTCATTATCCTTGTCGATAGCCTTCTCAAGCAACGACACCAAACCAAGCTCTACAAGCATCCGAGTGCCTTCAGGAGAGGTGTCGATTATGGCAGTCGCAGATCCATCCTCGTTTTCTTTAATCTCTGTCACTGTAATCAGTGGAATGCTAGTTGTGCCTGTCGAAACTTCTTCAGCCGTGTCGAAATACTTATCATGATCGCCACTCATGTGTTCTTCTCCTTGATTGGTTTATCCATAGACCATTTGACGGCCTTATGCACCATATATAAGTCATCCCTGACATGATACACACTCCTCACCTTCAAAGTCTTTCAGAGCATTACGATCTACCTTAGTCCCAACCTTCTCTGCTGTAACACCCGCAGTCGTCCGGAGATAGTATAGTCCTTTAAGTCCTTCCTTCCATGCCTTGAGATGTGTCTGATTAACAATAGCCTTGTCAGTACCCGCCGGGAAGAACACATTAACCGATTGTCCTTGACAAATGAACTCTTGTCTTTTGGCGGCGTGTTCGACAACCCATGTCTGATCCAGTTCAAACGCTGTTTTAAATACATCCCTCTCATCGTCGGATAAGAACTCCAAGTGCTGTACAGAGCCTTCGTTCTCAAGTATGCTCTGCCACACCTTCTTGGTGTTCTGGTTATACTCATCTAGAAGTTCCTCCAAGTACGTATTGCGAACAGTATGACTCCCGGCACGAGTACGATGGACATAGCAGTTGCTAATACGTGGTTCAATGCTAGCAGAGCACCCACATAGGATACTAGAATTAGCGTTAGGAGCAACAGCCAACAGATGCATATTTCTAACACCAGTACCCACTCCATCAGGACATTCGCCACGTTCCACAGCGAGACTGTATGTCGCCTCAAGAGACTGGTCTTTAATCTCTTTAAAGATGTTGTAGTTCTCACTCGCCGCTTGCCAAGACTCCCACGCTATGCCTTTTCCTTGGAGATAACCGTGGAAGCCCATTGCTCCAAGACCGACTGAACGCTCTCTGTATGCTGAGTATACAGCTTTTCCAAGTTCTTCTGGTGCGTGGTCAATAAAGTATTGAAGCACGTTGTCCAAGAATCTGATAAGGTCTCCAGCCATGCCGCTTGATTTCCATTCGTCGTACTTTTCGAGGTTGACGGATGAGAGGCAACAGACTGCTGTGCGTTCTTCATTTGTTGCGAGATGGATTTCGTTGCAGAGGTTAGAGCCATTAATTGACAATCCAAGCTTTCTTTGAGCTTCCGGTAAGCCTCTTCTGGCTGTGTCGATAAAATTAAGGTATGGACTGCCAGTTCTGAAGCGAGCTTCAAGGATTCGTTGCCATAGTCTGCGAGCCTTGACTGTATCTCTGACAATTCCTGTATGCGGGTCTGTAAGATTGAATTCTCTGTCATTAATTACACTCTCCATAAATTCATCTGTGATGTTCACAGCATTAAATAAATTAAAACATTTGCGATTGATGTCGCCACCAGTCGCCACCTTAAAACTAATAAACTCCTCAATGTCAGGATGGCTTACGTCTAGGTAGGCCGCATAGCTTCCCTTCCTTGTCTTCCCCTGCTTGTAGGCTGTCATCTGTGCGTCTACGACTTTCATGAATGGGATCGGTCCCGGTGCTTTGTCGCTGATCCCTCTCACATCTGACCAGTGCCCACCCACACCGCCGCCCTTTACGGAAAGCCATGCTACTTCACCATTATGCTCAATAAGGCTATCAAGATTGTCCCCCACGTAAGTAAGGAAACAACTAATAGGCAAGCCCCGATTGTTTCGTGCATCGTCAGGTGCGTTCGAAAGCACAGGTGACGCAAACATAAACCAACCTTTCGAAGCATAGTCGTAGATGCGCTGTGCCAGATCGAGATCATCGCCACAATAGGCCACACTAGCACGTGCAAAAGCCTGTTGAGGAGACTCTTCATGCTCAAACATATAGTAGTCCTGCATGAGCTTAATTGCTTGATCACTAAGGCGAAAGTCTCTATCATAATCAATCGTTATCCCAAGATATTGTGTCATCTAATTCATTCTCCAGTGCATCGAAGTTATTTTCAATCTTATCTACAAAACGGTTTACAAGATCTTCTGAAGTAATCTCAAGCAACTCCATCAGAGTCACTTCCTCGACACGTTTTAGTTTTTCCATCAGGTCTACAAGTGTCATACCGAACCTATTAGTTTACACGATTTCTATTAATTTGTCAAGATAATGACGGGCTTTTTCTAAGTCATGTTTGCCGCCTTTATCCTCCCATCGAGCAATGTATTTGATAACATTACCCCAGATAAATCCCTTGAATGCCTCTTCAGACATCCAAGACTCCATTGCACTCCAAGGCTGAATGTCTTTGGAGACGTAA